CAATTGATTGGTGAGATGGTTAAGAATTATATTTCTATACCACCAGCAAGTGAAACAATTAGACCAGAGTTTGTAGGTAAGATGGTCATTGAATCTATGTGGTCCGTGAGCCAGTATGCTGGAGACTTTAATCCTTTTCATATACATGAGGGTCAACTATCTGGTGTATGTTATTTACGAGTACCAAAAAGTTTACCAGAAGAGTATGCAAGAGAAGATCACTATCCAACTGTAGGTGATATATGTTGGTTTAATGGTCAAGCTGCTACATTCAGTGGGCATAAACACCAAGAGTCACCAAAGGTTGGTGATATATTTTTGTTTCCAAATTGGTTAGCACATGGCGTTTATCCTTTTAGAACACCAAATGAAGAGAGAAGATCAGTATCTTTTAACTTACATTTAATTAAAAAAGACGAACCACAACCTTTAGATAACTAATGCAGCCAAAAGAAGTTTCTGTCAGTCATGTCTACGCAGAATCATACTTGGATTTAAATGAAAATTATCTTGCACAATTAAAAGCGTCTATTGAATTAATGAGAAGAGGAAACATAAATGGGGAAGCTGTATCTAATTTTGAATTTGGATGGCAATCTAATACACTTCCACACTCTGGTCCTTTTGAAGAGTTAACTAAAAAAATAACGGAAAAAGCTTTTATCTTTTGTAAAAACTTAAAAGATTTTAATTTTAGCAAGGTAGAGATAACTGCTTTATGGGCTAATATTAATTATAAAGGTGATATTAATTGGCCACACAAACATCAAGGAGACTTGGCAGGGGTAGTTTATTTAGATACTCACGATAATTGTGGAAATTTAATGTTAGATTCATTTAATTATAATCAACATTGTAAAATATCTTCCTATCTTTTCAGCAAAGAAAAAGTATCTATAACACCTAAAAATAATAAAATTGTTTTATTTGACTCTAGTTGTATGCACTATGTCACGAGAAATTTGTCTGATAAAATAAGAATAAGTATGAGTTTTAATATTTCTATTCATGATTGATATAAATAAAATACCAATGGTCCGTGTTACGTGGCTCGATGCCCGTGATACAGAGACAGGTTGGCTTGATATAAAAGAAGTTATGGATGCTCCGTTGGCCGTGTGCCAAGAAGTAGGGTGGATGATACATAATGGTAAAGAAAAAATAATTATTATGCGTTCCTACAGTAAAGATAAAGAAGACATTACAGGGGGCGGTGCTATTGCTATCCCTAAAGGTTGGTTAAAGAAAATAGAATATTTAAAAGTAAGTTATAGTGAATCCTAAAATATTTATTGGAACTCCGTGTTATGGCAATATGTTAACAGCCGATTATTTTAAAAGCTGTTTACAGCTTACAGCTTTAGCGGCTAGTAAAAAAATAGAATTACAATTTGGAACTATTGGTAACGAGTCTTTGGTAACAAGGGCTCGTAATACATTGGTGCAGTTGTTTATGGATAATGAGGATTATACTCATCTTTTATTTATTGATGCTGATTTAGCTTTTAATCCCGAGTCTGTCTTTCGCATGTTAGATTTAGATGAGGATGTAGTTACAGGCGTGTATCCCCGTAAACAAATTAATTGGACCAAAGCTATTACAAAAGTAAAAGAAAAACCCAATATTAGTGAAGATGAACTGCACGCTTCTTCTTTAATGTATAATTTAAATGTTAAAGATCCAAAGCACGTTGTGGCCAAAAAAGGATTTATAGAAGTATTAGATGGTGCAACTGGTTTTATGTTAATAAAAAGAAACGTATTTAAAAAGATGGCGTTGGCATATCCTCATCTTAGATTTAAATCAGATCAACATTTAGGAGATCCTCATGATAAAACATTCGGATATCACGATAATTCTGATTGGAATTATGCTTTTTTTGACACAATGATAGAGCCAGATACAAAAAGATATTTATCGGAAGACTATGCTTTTTGTCGTTTATGGCAGAAAATAGATGGCAAAATATATGCTGATATTATTAGCGGTATGACTCACATGGGTAATTACTCATTCAAAGGCAACGTAGGCACTCAATTCTTGCCACAAAACAATAAATAATTTAGTATACTACGACATGAAATTAGTTGACTTAAAGTTCCAACCAGGCATTGACAAACAAGATACTGCTTACTCAGCAGGAGATCAACGTAAATATGTTGATTCAAATCTTGTACGTTTTCACTACGGAAAACCTGAAAGATGGAAAGGTTGGTCTTATTTACCAGATCCAAATAAAACTGTTGTGGGCGTGGTCCGTGATACGCATAGCTGGATTGGTTTAGACGGAACCAGATACCTTGCTTTAGGAACTGATAGAAAATTATATTTATTCTCAGGTAGTGCTCTCTATGACATTACACCTATTAGAGAAACAGCAGCTTTAACAAATCCTTTTACAACAAATGGTACAACGACAGTTTCAGTAACTGACGCAAACCACGGGGCTATTGAAGGAGACTTTGTTACTTTTGATTCATTCTCTGCAATAGACGGATTAGATATGAACAACGAGTTTGAAGTTACAACGTACGTTGACGCAAACACTTACAAAGTAACACATACAAGCGCAGCTTCTGGATCTACTTCTGGTGGAGGAGGATCGGGTAATGCTAACTATCAAATAAATATTGGACCTACTGCTTCAACTTATGGTTATGGATGGGGCACGGACACTTGGAGTGCTGGTGCATGGGATGAACCAAGCACCTCTTCAGATGTTACTGTTGCTGCACGTACTTGGTCATTAGATAATTTTGGTGAAGATTTAATTGCTACAGTATTAAATGCTAGCACTTATATAAAAGATATTTCTGGTTCAATAGATGCAAGAGCAACGGCTTTATCTAATGCTCCTACTGCATCAAGGTTTAGTTTAGTCTCTACAGATACAAGACACTTAATGATATTTGGTACAGAAACCACTATTGGTAATACTGCAACGCAAGATGATTTATTGTTTAGATTTTCTGATCGAGAGGACGCTACAGATTATACACCAGTAGCAACAAACGAAGCTGGTTCTCTTCGTATATCGGATGGTTCAAGAATAGTAGGTGCTGTTAAATCATCTGGTCAAATATTGGTTTGGACAGATACATCACTTCATGGCGTTCAATTTGTTGGTACACCTTTTACTTTTGGTTTAAGACAACTTGGTGCTAACTGTGGTTTAATAGGGCAGCATGCTGCTATTGAAGTTAATGGTAGAGCATATTGGATGTCTGATAATTCTTTTTATATGTATGATGGTGTTGTCAAAAAAATGCCATGTTCCGTGCAGGATTATGTATTTGATGATCTTAGTTATACTAATAGAAATGACATTGCTTGTGGTATTAATACAGCCTTTAATGAAATTATTTGGTACTATCCTTCAGCAAGTGCTACTGCAATAGATAGAGGTGTTGCTTACAATTATTTAGAAAACACTTGGTATACTGTTAATCTTGGAAGAACAACATGGCTTGGTGCTTATGTATATGAAAATCCTATAGCTACAGAATACAGTGCAAGTTTAACAGCTAATGTATCAACTATACTAGGTTTAACTGCAGGTGCTTCTTATCTTTACGAACATGAGTCAGGCAATAACCAAGCAGACGGAACAGCTTTATCTGCTTTTTTAACAACTGGATCTGTTGAGATTGCCGATGGTGACGAGCTTATGTCGGTTAGTAGATTAGTTCCAGACTTTGATAATCTTGCTAATACAATGACTGCCACTTTAACATTAGAACAATACCCACAATCTGCAGCTAATGTCACTACAACAGGCAGTATTACTAGCACTACAGAAAAAATTGATGTAAGAGGCAGAGGCAGAGCGGTTAAAATTAAATATGAAACTAATACAGTTGATGATACAGCTTGGAGACTTGGATCTACTAAGTTACAACTTAGACCAGACGGAAGAAGATAATGGCTAAAATAACAATTACACGATTACCAAATGCAACAGAAGAATACAGTCCCAATCAGTTTGATCAAATGGTGCAGTTACTAGATCAAATAATTCTTTTACTTAACACAAACTACCAACAAGATTTAAAAGAAGAATCACAGTCGGAGGCTTTTTTCCTTGGCTAATGTATTCAAAAGCGCAATGGTGGATATCACCACAACAGATTTAACAACTATTATAACAGTTCCTACGGCTGATGCTGGTGCAACGCCACCTGTTCCGCCTACTACGGATGTAGTAAAATCTCTTTTAATTTGTAATGACTCTGGTTCAACAACTTTAGTTGATGTTGAAGTTGTCCGAGCTTCTGCAACTTTTGAAGTATTCAAAGCACAGAGTGTTGCTACAAACACAACAACAGAATTATTGACTCAACCTTTAGTTCTGCAAGAAAGTGATGTTCTTAAAGTTCAAGCCAATGCTGCCAATCAGGTGCACATTATAGCAAGTTTTATGGAGGT